AAGCCTTAGCCAACTGATAAGCCTTTTCCGACTTACGACCAGCCTTGTTTACTGTGTCCAAAGTACCCGAAACCTGAACGGTCTTCTGGATGATCTGGGTGTAGTTACCAAGACGAACGGTTGGTGACAGGGTTGCCGATGTAGCGTCAGCACCTTCAATCGCAGCGTTAGCTGTAGTAGCAGCAGCCAGCGAGTCAGTCTGCCACTCATGATAAACGGCAGTAGCTTTGGTCTTGCCAATCGAGGACATGAATGGTGTCTCAGTTGGCGAGATGTCATAGATGATGTCGGTCAAATCTTCCCGCTGACCAATAGCGGTATGAGCTGTAAATGTAGGCATGATAATTCCTTATAAAAATCGTTCAAATGCTTTAGCGGCATCAGCGACCCTTCCGGTCTGCTTAGCCCTAGCCTTAAGTTTCTTCATCTCGTCGCTGCTATCACGAGGCTGTGAAACTCCCGATTTAATCACCTTCGGAGCCTCATTAACCTTCTTCGTGATGCTCGGCTTTGCAGACTGTAACTTGTCGTACTGCATCGCCTTGTACAGCGTTAATACTGCCCGCGAATCATAAACATTCGCTAATTCCTGATCTGAGAATCCCGCCTTGAGTCCGAATTCACGGAGTTCACGACGTAATGTCTCGCCCTTCTGCGGGTCAGCATACTCAGGGATAACCTCTGCCAGCTTACGAGACTCAGCCTGTACTACCTGACCAAGTTGCTCCTGCTGCTCCCTCTGCTGCTGATCGGCAATCCTAGCCTGTTCTGCTCGAACTTGGGCTAATTGCTTCTCCCGCTGAGACAGTTCTGCGACCTTAACTGCGTAACCGATTGGATCGGTTTCCTTCAGATAGTCCAGATTCTCAGTTTCCGGCTGCTGGTTAAGCATCTGCTCAATGACCTGCAACCGTTCCGCATATTGGTCGCGGAGATACCTAGCTTCCTCGATACGCTGACGTTCGGCCTCAACTGCCTTGCGTTCTTCAGCTACAGCTTGCGATTTCTTCGTATAGTCCGTGCCAAGTTGATAAGCTTTGATAAGCTCATCAAGGGTTACCTCACGTTCCTCACCAGCGGCTTTAACGCGGTATTTAGGAGGCTCCTCTTGCTCATCCTCACCTTCATCTTGTTCTACCTCCGATTCATCTTCAGCTTGCGCCTCGATTTCCTCGGATTCGGCCTCGCTATCGTTGGACTCGGACTGTGATTCCGGTTGTTCCTGTTCGGAGCCTTCCTTACTGCCCATCAATCCCAAGATAGCGTTAGCTGCACCACCTACGTCTAACTGTGTATTCCCTTCCGGGGTCATACTTCCAGTATCGCTCATATATTGTTTCCTAAATTATATCGGGAACTGCCCGACTCAGTTACAAAATTTTCAGCCGCTTTTCGTCTATCAACTTCTGTGCCGATAGCCCTTCAAGGTAGGCCTCAATCTTCTCTAATGCCCTTAGCTGGTGATAAGCATTTTCCCTTACCAAGCTATCACCAAACTCGCTCATAGCAAATTTGTTAATCTCTACTGACCGGAGTTCTTCCATCATTGCCTGAAAGCCCTCATCCCTCAGTAGATTCTCAGCCCATTGGCATTTGTCCATTCGTACCCTTAGTCAGATTACCTAGCTCTTTAATCGCCTTCAGGACAATGTCAGCCTGTTTGTTACGGCTGTCCTCGTCAGCAATGTCCATCGCCAAGATAGCCTGTAGTTGTTTAACAGCCAACTCAGCCTCTTTAATCCGCATCTCAGAAGCGTTACGCTCCTGCTGCATAGACATTTCCATACCCTTACGGGTGAACTCAGCCTCTAGTTGCTCTCTCTGCAAGCCTAGTTTCGCAGCCTCAATCTGAGCCTTAGCCTCGGTCTTTTCTCTTTCTACCTGAGCCAGCATCTGAGCTACTTCAGCCTGAGCATCTGGAGCAGGTGGCTGTGGCTGAGACAATGCGTCATTCAGTTCAGGGCTGATCTCGTTAATGAACGCCTTAGCATCCTTGAAACCAGCCGATTCAATCAGTCTCGCTAAGGTATCCCGGTACTGAGCCACAGATACCACAGGATTCGATGCGCCAAACTGAGTCAGAATCTGCTCCTGCTTGCCGAGGATCATCTGCAACATGGCTAGCTTCTGCTCTCTGTCACCAGAACCAAGACCAACGTTAATCGCCACATCGTACTGATTCGTCCATGAGCGAGGATCAAACGTCACAAATCGACCTCTCATGCGGACAATCTTGGCCTGATCCTGATACTTGCCCAATAAGTGCAGAATCCCCTTAAACAGCGACTTAACGCCTGTCTCAGCAAAGATTCGAGCAATCAACTCCAGCTTGCCAGAGTTCGACTTCATCATCGCGGCAATAGCCGTAGCCGAGACATTGTTCATTACGTCAGGATCAAGACCCTGTTGCTGGTCGCTAACGCCTGTACGCTTGGCCTGAACCTGATCCATGTACTCAAGCAATGGGAAAGCCTGAGCCGTTACAGCAGGAACCTCGACAGGAGTAATCGCACCCGCCGACTTCATACGGATAATACCGCCCGGAGTTGCATTAAGCGCATCATCCAAGTTGACCTGACCATCGACCACACCCAAACGGGCATTGTTCGTTAGGTACAGGTTATCCAGCATCTGTCTCGTAACCGTAGACTTGATTAGCTGGATGTCCATCGTCCGGTCTGCTAGCGACTGTCCAAAAAATTTATGCGGGATCGGGATCGGACACAGGCTATGGAACGGTACTAAGTCACATTCCTCGTCATCTAGGATTTCGTTGCCAGCGTAAACAATCTTACGCAGTTCAGCGATTCCATCACCATTAACGTCGATCTTGATGTAGCACTCGTAGACCTCAACCACCTGCATCGCAGGGTCTAGGCTGATATTCTCATCCGGCTGCTCACCCTGACTGAATCGAGCAATACGCTCAGTCGTGAACTGGAGATCGTCGTAGCTAGGCAATCCCTCTACGATGTCCTTGTCGAAACCCATCGCTATGAGTTCAGAACGAGTCATCAAGCGACGATGAGCCACAAACGGGCTATCCTCAATAGTTCTTGCCGATTTGCTAATTAGGAATTCTTCTGGCGGTACGTTCTCAATCTTGACGCAGCCGTATTTCTTGACCTTCTTGACCTTGACGCTGTAGTAAGGAATCTGGATAGGCATACCCATCATATCCACACCACCATCAACCATCTCGACCTTCTGGCTCACTACCTCAATGGCAGGATCAGACAGCAATAGGGCTAGTTCATCCTCGGTCAGGTTCTTGTAGGACTCTTTGTTTACGTCCTCTTGGGCTTCCCAATACGCCTTGACCACGCCGACTTTCATCATCAGCGCGTCTTTGAACCAGTTATGCAGGATGATTAGACCGTCATTCTCACGGTAAAACACCCAGTTGCAGTAGTCTGTGGCCTGTTTAGCGGACTCCTCATCTTCTGGAGTCTGAGGCTCAAAGGAGACAATATCCTCAGTTGTCGTAAAAACTCGAATAAGTTGCGGCAAAGCACCGTCGATAGCCTCAGCTACCTCGCCAGTTACGATCTGGCTACGGCCTTCTACCTCGTTACCATATGGATAACGCAGGTAATACTCTAATGCTTTGGATCGCTGATCCGTAGTCTCGGTATCAATGTATCCGATGGAGTTATCGATCTCATTCTCGATAATCCCCTTGATTTGACCCTCATCCATCTTCATAGCAAATCCTTATGGGTTTTGCCTATTATACAATCCATTTAGTCGAAATTGGCAACGTTGTCTGCCATGAACTATCGCCTTCGTCAAGACCTATCGCTAGGTATCTGAAAGCATCACTCATATGGCTAGACCAATCGTGTAGCGGCTTCTCATAGAATATCTGCCGTCTCTCGTCGTGTTCCCGGCGGTAGTTCCGTAAGGCATCTAATCCCTGCTTAGTCCTCGGATGGAACCAGCATCGAGGCAACAGTCTTCTGACAGCCTGAATCCCGTCAGCTACCGACAATCTAGGCGCAACCGTTATGGAAAGCCCTGCTTCCTCTAAGACTTCCTTACGGCTCTTACCTGTGCCTAGCTCCCTTACCTGTACGTCATGGGGCAGGATTTGACTGAACCCTGCGTAGTCATTGTCTTTTAGCCAACGTACGTACCAATCTAATCCCTGTCCATGGTTTTCGACGCAATCGAGTAATCGAACCTCTTTTCCAGCCAATTGTGCAACCCATAGAGCAGTTGAGTCACCCATTCCAAGATCCCAAGCAACAAAGCTACGACAGAGATCATCACGAGGAAAATCACTAATGTGACCAT